CCCCTCCAACATTCATGGGCTCTCCACCTTGAGCGATCAGGGCTTGCTTTGCTTCTTGAATGATGTCGGTACTAAGACCTTCAGCGTAGGTAATCGCACCATTAGCTCCGTAGTCGGAAAGAAGGTTTGAAGTGCCGTTGTTTAAGCAAGTGTCACGAAGGCATGACTGAATATGGTCCTGCTCTGTGCGTCCTGCCCACTCGGACATAACCTCAGCGGAAAGCTGATCGATGGTTTTACCAGTGAATCGCATAAGTTTGATAACCTGTGTCCAGGCAACGGCATGACGGATTAAGTCAACCTCTACGCTGAAGGTACCAAACTTTAATTTACCAGTGTTATTCTTAAGGATTGCCTCCCCACGAACACCCTGACCACGGATAGGAGCGACAGAAGTAAAAGTCACTTTATCAGATCCACCTGCGGAGAGGTCTCGTTTTTCAACTACAGGAGAACCAGATCCTTCAGATCCGATGAATTTGGAGAATACATTCTTTTCACGAGCATCACGAGTTACGAGCTCCGACCAAAGTCGTGTACGCAAATCGCTGTCGTTAAAGATGTCTCCAGCGTAGCTGGTGTTATTTGAAAGAAGGTCAACATTACCAATAGCTGGTTGTGCTGCCCCTTGAGTTGTTTTAATAGCCATTTTATTTTTTTATTATAGTGTTTTAATTAAAACCCTATCTGAGAAACTTCCTACCATCAGGCTGACCTAGCATTTGAAAAAGTTGTTCGTTTGAAAGGCTGCCTACATTGTTAAGAACCTGTTCCGCAGATATAGGTTGGTTAGCGGGTTTTGCAGTCTGTCCTGTTGTCAAAACTTTGGCTTGGTTACCCATGACAGGTGCCTGTTGCTGAGGTGCAACCTGCTGAGGTGCATCTTGCTGAGGTGCCTGTGTAGCACCCTTACTCGCTGCAAACTCATTTGCCATTATTTCGGGCCATCGTGGTGACGCAAAAACTGCTGCATAGTCGGGGTCTTGCTCAGCGTTTGACACGAAATAGTCAAACTCCTTGCGGTATACCGAGTTCTTATCCTCTAGTTCTGGATATTTAGAAACGGCATTATTCCGACTATCCAACGCTCTTTGCCGTTGGGATTCTTGAGCTGAACGAGCTTCTTGCTCTTCTTGCATCTGACGCTGATTCTGCAAATTGTTGATCTCTAACTCCTTTCGGAACAGTTCACTTTGCAGCTGTATAGCTTTCGCAGTGTCCATGTCTTCAGCAGCCTCAGCAATTTGAGACTCTAAAGAAATAACTCTCTCTTTTAGCCCGCTAAGGTTTGTTTCGTATGGATCTACTTCGGGCTCGCTCGGTTGTTGAACCTGAGCAACCTGTTGCGGTTGGGTAGGCTGTTGTCTTCCATAAATAACATCGGAAGCATCTTGAAAACTACCCTCGAATCCAGACGATCTATACAAATCAATAACTTGCTGATCGAGCTCGCTTCTTGGTCTTACTCTTCTTTTCGCCAGACGATCAGCCTCATTTTCAGGCTCGTTCGTCTCTACAATCTCAGTAAACTCCTCCTCTTGATCGCTCACTTCGCCTATCGGCTCAGTTTCGCTTTCTTGAGATGGAGTCTCCTCGATCTCGGGGCTTGCAAATTCATTGCTAGCCTCGGTTCCTAAAGCATCTCGGAGAGCGTCGGTTGCCACATCCGAAAGATCTTGTTGTTCTTGAGGGGATTCAACCACCTCTTCTGTATTTTGCATACTTGCAGAATACAGCGTGTCAGTTTAAATATTAAGCGGTTGTATTAGTACTTGTAAATACCTCTTGAACCAGGCTTCTTTTTCTCAGGCTCTTGGCATTTTTGTTTCTCTACGCACTTTTTATTCTTACACCCTGGGCAGGGTTTAAACTTTTGTTTATTGTTTTTTTCCATTTTTTACCTCCTGGTATAGTTTTATACACATATAGATTATAGTTATTAAACCCGCTATACTCCCAAACAGAGAGTCTAGCGAAGAAAGTCCGAAGCTGGCTATTGTTCCGCCAACCCCTGTCATTGCTACTCGATCAAAAATATTCATTTATCTTTTAGGTGATGGTCCAAAATAGAATCCGAGGATTCCCATAAGGGCTGTCTGCCCCATATATGCAAGATGTCCGCTACTGAGCGTGATGGGGTCTTGGCTTGCGGGCCAGGAGAAGACTCCGAATAGGAACTCTGTTCTTCCATCTCCGTTTGCGTTTGTGATTGAAAGAAACTCGGCTTGGGGAAAGATTGTACAGAGCAGGACGCAAAGGCAAAGAGTGCCAATCCCCATAAAAGCAATAACGCGACGAGAAAAATCCCTGAACTCATTATTACCTCCTTCAGCCAGCTTAGCTTGAAGCTTAATGAAGTTTTCATTTGCACGACTTTCTCTTGCAATTTCGAGCTCGTGCTTCTGGCGGCGATTCTCAAAAAGAAGTCCGAACCCACCCTTGAGCATAGCCCCCATAGCAGTAGAACCACCTCCAGTAAGAAGCATAAGAAGTATTTCACCCATCTCACTGACCTCCCCCGTAACGCATCTTATCTAAAAGCTCTTCGTGCTTACCTGCCTGTTTTTCTAAAAAAGTAAGCCTCATATTCTGTTCTGCATCGTCAGGCAACGCACCTAGCTCCCCTCGGGGCCATTTTATTCTAAACTCGCTGTTCATCTCCACCTCGTGCTTAAGGCGGAGGATCTCCATCTCTAAAGTGTTAATTCTAGCAAATATCATGGCTCCTGAGTAGACACAGAATATCACCCCTCCCACTAGCTTTAAGGCGAAGCCTGTATTTGTTTTAAGGCTAGAGTTTTCTGATATTCCTTCGCTCATAACAAGGCAGGGATAAGTTTAGAGTTCTTGTCGATTGCACCAATGGTTGGATCACTTGCGATTGCAGGAGGAAGATTAGTCTCCAGAGACTCATTGACTTGACCTTTAATGTACTGGATCAGTTCACCATTGTCCTGCGTCATTGGCTGATCTCCGACATCTGCGTGGAGAATACTTGTGCCATTGTCACGGAATATTCTAGCACCAGAAATTATCAGTGGAATGCTACCTGTGTTCTGTAATTTAATATCTGCAACTGATGTATTCACTCGATAGTTCATGTGATCGATTGCGGTGATCGCACCAAACCACTCCTCGATGCCTGTGGATGAAGTTGTTTGCTTTACATAAAAAGCGTAGAACTCTCTTGCGTCTGCGATCCCATCCCCATCTGAAATGTCGATCTGAACATTTGGATAATCTGCGGATAGTGTCGTTAAATTATCTGCGTTTATGCCATTGTCATTGTAGATAACATCTGCCTTTTGGTCTGCCTCGAAACTAATCCCTACACTCGTTGCGATACCGAATGCCTCGTAGGGAAGGAATGCTGATGTCCCTGCTTGGCAAGTAATCCGTAGACGGATGTTATCACCCACACTGACTTCAGACCCTGTGTAAGTGCCAGAGGATGTAACTTTATTTCCTGCCGTTCCTGTTACAACCAAATTTTCAACCTCTAGGTCTTTGGTCATATTGTAAAGTTGCAGGGTTGCAGTTGCCTCAACATTGGTTACCTCCCACGGAAGCACTGTATTCTGCCCATAAGAACCAATAACTTCTGCGTTATTTGAAAGAGTGATCGTTCCAGTGGTCTGGATATTTCCGACAAAACTAGATGCCTTGATCGTGATTGTAGTGCCATCAAATGCAAAGACATCAGTGGTTTGATCGTCCACTTCCACATTGTAGCCTCTGGCATTAATTGTGTTTCCATCTCTGGTTACGATGGTTTGTGTTTCTCCTGCATAATCATCTACCAGAAATGCTTTTGCTTTGTTGTAGAACTTTTGAGGTGTATCAATTTCATTGTAAGCATCAGTGGTTACTCTTGGGTCAGTAATCAATGCATCGTCAAATAAAACCCAATCCACCTCCAGTTCCCCAAGACCCTTGAGTGCCTGCGTTGAAGTGGACAACGAGTGACCAAACGAACAAAACTTAAATGTGAAATCATCAGCATTGGAATTGGAATCAGACCTTCTATCTACTTGGTAAAAGTCCCCAAAGTTAGCAGTGTCCCAATCAGAGTAAGATGGTTCTGTATTATTAGAACTACTCAGCCTCCATCTTCCACCAGAAAAATGTATTCCATATGCAGTCGCACCATCAGAGTCATTCGTGGCATACTCATGGACTTGCACTCCAGTCAGAACTTCAAATTTAGCTATATTACCACTAGAATCTGTAGTCTTATTGTAAACCTCTGGGGTGCTATAATCATAAATTATGTCACCATTCGAATTTACAACTCCTCTAGTGATTGGTGAGTCTCCAGATGCAGTGTATCCATTGGTTTTATCAAATGCCTTACTCTTAACAAATGTTGCATTCTTTGCGTATGCGGATGGGTTGTCTTCAAGGTATAATTTTACCCCCTCAATTGCAGTTCCGCTTGCATTCTTAATATTAAATGAAACTTCTTTTTTTGTAACAACTACACCTCTTTGCCCAGTTGAACCTCTTGTGTCCCTCCACATCTTAACAATGTCACTACCAGTTGCGGAATTTATAACTTCGTATTCACGATGGCATTGATTGGTCTGCCCATCTGAACCAATGTCGTAATCATTAATATTCTGCGAAACATCAAATTCTCGCAATGTGTGATATGAAATTACACCTTGGTTGATGACCTCGCCAATAGACGAGTTTGCAAAATTAAATGTCGCACTAAATGCAGGGAGTAAAACTGCAACCCCATCAAATGTTCCATTAAATGAACCATTGGCATTACCAAATGGATTTCTCCACTCTAGTGATGATGTTGTGCCTCGCCAAGTAGTGCCAATGACATCTAGGGTCATAGAACCAGTGCAAGGTCTACCTGTGAGAATTACACCGCCACGACCAACGAAAGTAGAACCTCCACCTCCACCTCCCATACAAGCATCACTTGGATGCCAGTTAGAAATCCTAGCTCCTGCAAAGATTAAACCTGTGCTTTTAGAATTAGTAGATGTACCTCTAGTTGCATTGGTTCTAGTAGTCCCGTAGTAATAATAAGCTGG